GAATGTTACTCCTGGTGCTGAGTTTTGTACTCCAGTGTCGCTGCCTTGGAGGTTGGTGCCTGATGCATCTGTGCCACGCACAATGGTATACACACCAGTTCTAACAGCGGTACCACGAGTGATGGTGTAGTTGATTTGCACAGCGGCAACGGCAGTAGCATCAAAAGAGTATATCTGCGCAGCTGAACTCACGTTGTCTGCTAGAGTAAATGTAATGCCCGATTCACGTACATACGAACCTTGCAATAATCTATAACCATTTTCCATGGCAATACTGGCAGTGTTGTTCAATTTGATTCTAGCATAAGTGGCTGACTGTGCGGTTGTTCTTTCAAACATGTCACCCAAACATACGTTATTGGCTGTGTCAATGTCAATGATTGCACTAGCAGCCAATGCAGCACCATTGAAATGATTGCCTACATCATAGAAGATGTTGTTGGTTGTGGTGTTCAAACTTACGCCTTTGATCACAACACCTTCTACATAGATGTTATCAAACACGTTGCTAATCAATCTCACACCTGTTGGGCCACCGTTGACTGGACTAGTTCCGCCTATGTATGCACCTTGATACAGTGTATCAAATTTGCAATTAGAAAATACACAACCTTCGATTTGCTGTTGGGTGTTGGTGCCATATGTAAACCCGCTAAAACTACAATTTTCAAAATTCACATGATTATCAACCAGGGTGGTTGTACTGGTCCAACGCACTGCTGCAATATCATCTGTGGCCACTGTGAGTGTGCTTGTGGTTAACGGGCCTTGAATTCCAACATTGGTAAATGCACAATCATGTGCTCGTTCAATCAACACCCCATCCATGATTTGATTGGTAATCATGTTCATGTTAGAAACTAAGATATTTTGTGGCTCATATGGGCTCACAATATTCACACCAGTCTGCTGTGTACTGCTGGCTGTGCGCATGATGTAGCCGGGCAAGCTGTCAGCAGCGCCAGTCGATATGTTGCCCCAATAGTATTGGCCGCCCACTTGATCAGTGAGGCCAATACCAACTGGTACCGCAAAGTTTGAGCGGTAATAAGATGTGCCAGACTTTACCAACACACCAGTAGCATAGGCCACTGTGTTGGTCCAGGCAGTCACAAAAAAGTTTAAAATACTGCTTTCGGGACCTTCGCCGTACAGCATGGCATACGGAGGTACTAGGATGGTGTTGGTAATCAAGTAACTGCCAGCAGGGAAAAACAAACTTCTGCGAATTTGTGGATTTGCTTGAACACAGTACAATTGATAGAGAGCGCGGTTTATGGCCGCAGTATCGTCTGTGACACCATCCCCAGTAGCACCAAAATCAGTGACCACACAATAACTATCCAGTCTGCTCTGCAAACTTTGACTTACTGGTGATCCAACTGTAGACCCAGTTTGTGCTGTGTACCCAGCGGCAGCACCTTGATAGGTGTAGGCAGTTTGTGTGGCCAGAATGTCTGAATATTCTGTGAGAATTTCTACGTTATTACGCTCATCTGGAGAACCTTCGGCCAGTGTACCGGGCCCGATGTACAATTGGCGTGTGTCTACTGCCCAGCCAAGTTCAGCTGGTGCTAGAGGTTGCGGAAGATCTTCTTCGAGACCTTTGCGGTTGGTAATTCGTGATATTTGTACAATTGCCACAGTGTGATTCCTTGAGGTATCACATATTTAGCATGTAGAACTGTTCAACCTTTTTCCACCACAGGGTGCGATATCGTTCAAATTCTGTGCCTTCTAGCACAAATTCCTGATATTTAGGCTCGCCCACAATGTTGTGATGCTCATCCAAGTCAGGTTTTACACACATCAAAACTACGCCTTTTTTGATGCATGTGCCATGCAGTTCATTGTGAGCTTCTGCGTATGCACACAACTGAACAAAGTAATCGTCAATCCATTCGCGTTTTTTAGGCTTGTTGGTTTGTTTGTAATCTAGGATACTTTCTTCATTTAGATGGATACCTGCGCCATCTGTTGTGCCTGCATACACACCCGGAAAGTACAAGGGCACTTCAATACCCCAAAATTCACTTACATTTTTCAATCCGTGCTTGACCACTTCTTCTGCCATGATATGACTGGGCCAACTGAACGGGTTCGACCCACGAGGGGGTATAGCACCTTCACGAATGTATTTTTCAAGATAGGTATGCATTCTTGTGCCGCGATTGGCAGCTTCTGTAGTAATAGCCTGTGCTCGTTCTGCACCCACTGCTCGTCGCCAATTGTGCAAGGCAGCTTTGCTTTCTTCACTTTTGGTTCGGTCTAGAATTGTAGTCACACTGGGTAACTTGTTGCCATCTGGAGTGGCGTAGAATCTTTTACCGTCTACTGTGACCCTGGGTATGGGCTGGTAATCAAATTTTGGGTTGTACAAATTAAACTCTAAAACTTTCTCCGCAACCGCAGCGGTCACGTTCATTGGGATTGACAAATTCAAAACCTTCGTTGAGGCCTTGACGCACATAGTCTACAGTAACACCATTGAGATACACTTCGTTCTTCTTGTCTACCAAGACCACAAAGTCTTGTTGGGCATAGTTAATGTCAGAATCTGAAGGCTTGTACTCTTGCACATATTCTAACACATAAGCCAATCCAGAGCAACCTGTAGTTTTTACACCAAGGCGAATGCCAGCATAGTTTTTGGCTTGCAGTAGTCGTTTTACTTTGGTGTATGCACGATCAGTTAGTGAGATCATGCTTCTTTCTGTAGTCTTCTACAGCCGCTTTAATGGCGTCTTCAGCAAGGATGCTACAATGGATTTTGACTGGTGGCAACGCGAGTTCTTGAGCAATTGCTGAATTTTTAAGAGCTGCCGCTTGGTCAAGCGTGAGGCCTTTAACCCACTCGGTAACGAGAGAACTGCTGGCAATCGCACTGCCGCATCCGTAGGTTTTGAATCTTGCGTCCGTGATGATGCCATCTTGCACCTTGATTTGCAGTTTCATAACATCGCCGCAGGCCGGCGCACCAACCATGCCAGTTCCGACATCTGTGTCATCCTTGGCAAAGCTACCCACATTGCGTGGGTTTTCATAATGATCAATAACCGATTGACTGTAAGCCATATAATTTTGTTTCCTCTATCCACCCTATCAAACAGTCCGAGCCATACTTGTCTTTGAACCGATTTATGGCCTCAAACTGATTTTCTGCTGCCACTGTGGCAACAAACTGTTTCACAACACCAATACTATCAGTGTATTTAATGTAGGCTTTCCAGTGCTTCATTGACAGGTTCTGGTTCTAGTTATAGTACCATCTGCATGTTGGGTTTCGGTCCAAGGTGTGCAGTTAGCTCTACTCGGCTGTTGAACAACCACTGCGGGCGGCGGAACATAACCATAATTGTAAACAGGCTCATAGTAGTTTCTGGCAAGAGCATAACCGACCACTCCACCGATCACAACTGGTGCCACCCAATTTCCACCACGATGATAGTGATGGTGTTGCGCTTGAGCCGACACAGCTAAAGTTAATATTGAGAGAGCAATGAGTTTTTTCATACGGGCCTCCTACAGCATAGTATACTATATTTAACGCCTTGTGTCAACAATTAGTTGACTGGTTTACATTGGTCGTTTCATGGCCGATTTGGCCATTTTGTTTACCACTTGTTGACTTTGTTGTACTGACAGCTTTTCTGGTCCAATGTTAGCACCTTTAAATGTGACCATTCCTGAATTTGGATCCAAGGGCTCCAGTACACCACTCAGTGGAGGTTGGCTGATGATGTCGCCAAGATTTTGGCTGGTAACAGGAATTCCCAGGCTTTGAGCAGCCGAGATAAATGCATTCTGGCTGATTTGTTTTTGAGCATTGGTATCTTCTGCTCGACCTGCAAGGAAGTTGACCAACCCTACCAGTTTGTTGGGGTCGGCTCCAGCATCTGTGGATTCAACTTCATCAATTCGCATTATCTGCGGCCACGACCCAAGGCAGCGGCAGGAACAGGTGCAGCTTCTTCAGGAGGAGGTGCAATTTCTTCACCAGCGGCTGCGGCAGCAGCGTCTAAGTCGTCAACACCGGCGGCAGCCATGTCAGCAGCAGGAGCAGGTGCACCGCCCATGGCTGCCATGCCAGCGTCAGGTGGAGGGGTTTGCCCAGTCACCACGCCAAGTGCTTGATCCAATTGTTGTTTGGCACCTTGCAAGTTTTGTACCAAGCCGGTGAGTGCGGCTGTGGCGTCTGTGTTGAATTGAGCAGCTTGATCAATACCCACTTGGTTCTTGATTGAATCAACTAGGGCAGGCAATTCTTTGAATTGCATTTCGCTTGCATCTTCCAACATTGATTGCATTTTGTCAACCATGTCTTGTGCAGCCAATACCACTTGAGCTTGTTGTACTTCTGATTCTTTCAGCATGCGATAGGCTCTGCGCAGTCGGCTTTCGGCTTGCATGAGAGCAGCACCGGCAACCATCTTTTGTTCGTCTGGTGTAAGGGTCTGGCCTTTGGTACTTTTGTCTAAAGCAGCTTTTAGCTTTGGATCTTTAACTGTTGAAGTAGCTTGTGATAAATTTGGGGCAGCAGGAGCGCCAGGAGCGGCAGGAGCGCCAGGAGCGGCAGGAGCGCCGGGCATGGCAGCTTCTCTAATTCTAGCAGTCAATGCCTGTTCAACCATCAACAGCTTGAGATAAGCTGGATTGCGTTCGCTTTGATGGAACGAGGGTTGACGACGAGTCTCGCCTAGTACGCCACGCACACGCTTCAACATCTGTTGAGCTTGTTTGCCAGTAATTTGGTCAAACTTCATGCGTGAGCCAAAATAGCTTTCGAATACACGAGCTATTTGTTTAGTTGGCTTGGTTGCCGCTAGTTCTTGCAGTTTCATTTTGGAATCCCCTAAGTTGTATATATTTAGCCGAATTTAAACATTTTTCAAGTTCCTGATCCACCAAGGCATGCTGTTGAACCTTGGGTTGTAACTTGGTCAGCACTACTTCGCTAAATCCGTTGTTTCGGCTTCGATCAGCCACTTGACGTCTACAGTATATGTCTGCGGTCAGTGTTTGTTTTTTAGTGTCTAAAGTCTTGATGCTTTGTGCCAGTCTCAGCTGATTGTGATTGTCTGCCACACACCAACTGATTGCTGTGCGTTTGTTACTGAAAGTGCCTATAAAATTATCGCCTGTGGTGTATACTTCAAAAGACTGATGAGATGGGCGCAAATGATATCGACCAAATGCCACATATCCGCCTGATTCATCATCCACAATCATGGTGTGGATATTGCGGCGAACTTCACGCTCGGCCCAGCGTTCTAATTTTTGTTCTTGAGTCATAGTTTAATCAAATGTGCAGCCGCCCAGCCTAGAGCGCCCACCAGGGTAACAATTATACCTGCACCCCAACTGATTAGCCTGTCGTTGTTTTTGGCATTGGTAGCTTGTAACATGCTGCGCAGTTCGGCTATTACACCAAAAAGAGTGGTTATCTTTTCATCCATTGATTCCAGTTTGGTTTCCAACAGGCGATAACGCTCAGCACACAATTCTACGTGTGCTTCAAGACTTTTCTTTTCGATGTCGGTGGTATCGCTCATTGTTTGGTTCCCAGTCATTTATTTATGGTTTCGAACCATAAGTTTTGGTCAGGTCCGTCAATGATCAAACTGGGCTCTAACTGTACTGTTTCGTTTAGATTGGTGATCATTGGTATACCAGCACACTCATTCAGCAATCCAGTTAAGTTATCAACTTCTCCTGTAACTGAATAAACTCCGGCAGTTTCTACTTCAAATTCAAATATCCATTGATTGTCAATCACTTGAGGTACTTGCAAGATGTAAGGTTGTGCTCGCAAACTGATCATTTGTTGCAGTGTTTCCCAGTTGCGTTGTTGATTCCTGGCACGATTCCAGTCTTCAATATTGCGTATGACTTGACCCACACGATCTTCAAAGGGTATTTGACTTGATCTGAAATGCCCAGTAATACCAGTAGGACTGCAATCAAACAATGTTCGGCCTTGTATCTTCATTCTGTGAGTATTTAACGCCAAACAAAAACCCCGGAGTTTTTAGTTCCGGGGTTGATTGAATCAAATGATTGATTAGGTCGATAGCTTGAAGCCAACGCTTGTGCAACTATCTAACTGGAAACCAGTGTAGGTAATGTTAGCCGCTGCCAACATTACAGCTGAAGAAGTGTTGGTAGTGCTGTTAGCAAAAGCGCCTGTTGGGTATGTAGCAAGTGAAATTGCAACACCGTCAACTTGGTACATGGCCACTGTTGAAGTTTGTTGAACTGCTTGTAACACGTTAGCAACGTATTCTGTTACGCCGCCTTCGCCGTTTACGCTGGTGTTAGCTACCAAGCGGAAAAAGTCCAGTTTTGGACCTTGTGGTTGTACAGGAGCGCCAGCCAATGAAGTACTAGGAGCAACTGGACCATTCAGTGTGTCTAATGCGAATACTGGTTGTGAATCGCCATTTACGGGTGCGAAATATGCCATGATAAATTTCCTTTAAAGTTAGTGACCTTATCGGGTCTGCTTTTATTTAGTCTTTTGGCAAAAATTACGCCTGTTGAGGATTGTTTCGTGCAGAATTTCTAGCGGTAAAATCAAATCGATTTACTGCTTTACCGTAACCTGCAGGGGTGGCCATAACCCAGCCTTCGTGTCCAGGATCTTTCAAATCCAAGTTGCGCAGGATATCCAGTTTCAAATCATGCAACAACAAAAACAAAGTAAATGCAGCGGCCAAGCCTTCTGTGTTTGATGCAGGGCTCTTTAGATATTCCACAATATTTGCAAATTTTCTTGGAGTTATTTTTGGATTGGATTGTAACCATTCACCAAACCCTGCCAGCAAGTTGTCAAAGTTACCGCCTGGTTGTTTGATTCTAAAATTAATGTAATCCACACACAGTTTGGCCAGGTCAGTGATCTGCATGGCTCGTAGTTCAGCAGGATTAAACAAGGTATCAATAGCAGCACCTTTGCTGTTGCGTATTTGTTTGATTTGTTTGATTAGTGCGGCTTGCCCCTTGGCCTGTGCAGGATCTTGAGGTGTAATGCCTTTGCCATAAATTGGTTCAATCAACAACAGGTCCGGAACTTCATTGAATTTTACTCTGCTGAGTGGTTGCTTGGGCTCGCCTTGATCAGCATACATGGTGTGCATGGCAATGCCTGTGGTGCTGTTGCGAATTCGCTGGCCCAAGGCACTCTTGGCAGGTATGCGATATTCTACTGTGTTGGGTTTGAACACAAGATTTCCAGCCTGTTCTTCCCAGGGATGTTGTGGATCGTACAACAAATCACCTTGTACATAGCCACGGAAGTTTGTGGGTGTGGCTGCTTCTAACTGTGACCAAAGGTCAACATACAACTTAACCAATTCACCACGCTCACCTTTTCTTGTGCTTTGAATCTGTGCCATCATTTTAGGGCTAGTAGCAAGGCCATCGTAGCCTTTGGCTTCAAAGCCCGAACCATCTGTCAGCACAAACTCTCCGGTGTCAGGCTTGCGGCCAAATATCACAGCAGGTTTACCATCCCACTTTACAGTAGTGGTCTTTTGTGGTGCATCAGCGGCATGTTGAATGATAGCTAGTGCTTCATCTACTCCACGTGAGCCTTTGCGAAATATTAGATCTTCTAGGTGTTCAATACCCTTGGCTCGGCCGCCTACATTGCCTTCGTCGGCTTCGTAAATTTGATAGGGATTTGTTGGCTCGGCTTCAATTAATGGTTGCATGCCTTGATTTACAATTCTATCACGCAGCTTGGCTAAGAAATGCACATCACTATTTTCTCGAACTAGGTCAGGTTCTTGTAAGCCTTCTTTAGCTAGATATTCACGAAAATCTTTGAGTTTGGCGTCGCGGTCTTTGTCACGGGTTAGAGCAGCATAAATGCTTTCCACATTCTTGAGATTTTCCCTAGTGGCCTTTGGTCCTAACAGTGTTTTGGCCACATAGTCAGGATCCATGCCACCATAAAATAATTGATTGTTAGTGCGGCTGAACATGCCATTGGCGCCCACTTTGAGTCCTAGTTGCTTGGCAATTGAACTCATTAACACATTACGATTCATGCCTTTGTAAGCTGAATCGTCTGAGCCGCCGTAATAGAATTGTCCCCAATCCAAGTTGGGAAAAAACATAAAGTCAGTTTGTACATAGCCATTTTCTGGCTTGCCATTGATGGGAGTACGCAGGTGTACTTCGCCACCCTTCTTTACCCAGGCTTTGGGATCTTCGCCGTGACTCACAGCCCATTGTGTTAGCTTGGCTGCCAGTTGTTCTTTGCTTATTTCGCTAGCATCCACTGCCATGTCCATGTCGCCTGAGGTGGGTTTACGGCCAGTGCTACCTAACCAACGTTCACGTGGGAATTCCAAGCCTGTAAGTGCTTCCAGCCATTGCACTGTGGCTGCTACATCACTTTGATTGATGCGTCCTGTTAGTGGATTGCCATCGGCATCTTTAAAAACGTTACCGCCTTCTAGTAATCTCATTGTGTTTTTTCCAGTTTCATTCGTTGGTACAGTGTATAACTTGGGTCAAAGTTTTTGCTCCAGGTCAACGATTCTGCCATTGCTGGTGCAGGCACAGGTTTTTTTACAGGCGTAGTCATACCGGGCATCTTCATTACATTTGCATAGTTAAATCCTGCAGGTGTTTGTGCAGGTGTTTGTGCAGGTGTTTGTGCAGGTGTTTGTGCAGGTGTTTGTGCACGAGTAGTAGGTGTGGCTACCGCGGCGTTTGGATTATTTGCTTTTGCTCGATGTACCTGACCTGTTGGTGTTTGTGTTAACGTTCCACCAGTACTGGTTGTTGTTGGAGGTGCTGGTGCTTGTGCTGGGTCTTTTGTGTATAAATCTTGAAGACGACGGTACTCGGGCGCCATCTTTTTTACAGTTGCGACAATGTTATCTGTGTTGACTTGCAGTTTTCCTGTATTGAGAGAATTAGCTGCTTGTACAATATTTCTTGGATCAAGTGTTTCATCTTTGACGTTATTTACGGTACCAAGTCGAGCCCATTCTTTGGCTATTTCAGTTGCAATCTCGTTTTCTGCTTTGGCTATGCTGGCGGTGCCTTTGTTTTGACTGGCTGCCATGTGACCATATTTGCTGTAGGTACCTTGTTGTGCTGCCGGAACACCTGCTGTATCTAGTATCTTGTTGGCAAAATATTCAGCAGTATTCAATGGCGCTTTGGCTACCCCTTTGGCGGTGCTAGCAGCATAGTTACCTACTCCCTTAGCAACATTGGTTGCTACATTTTTGAGTACACCTTCGTCTACTGCTCGTCGTGCAATTTCATATATCTGCATTTGTTCTTCTCACTGATCTGGCAAATTTGCCCGAGTCCCTGGTACGGATAGCATTCAGCAATTTGCGTTGCAGATTTTCAGCTTGATCAGCTGGAAACTCTGTGTCAATTTGTTCCAGCAATCTAATAGCATTGGCAATGAGTACGGCCGCACGGTTTTCAATCAACAGGCGGCGATCACGCTCGATGTACAAATCGTCCAATTCTTCTAGTAAACTGCGGGTGCGTTTTTGCATCTGCTCCGGGGCCTTTGGATTATTTAGCGGATTTAGGTTGTTTGAATACAATCGATCAAGTCCGGAAAAGCTGTTTTCCAACTATTATTTCTGCGTATGTCCCAGGTAGCAACAAAATTTTGCCAGGAGGTCAAATTGACCAATTTTGTTGATTTAATGTTTGCCACCATCTTATGTATTACATGATCCATTGGATATTTTTCAATTACTAAATTTTGAACTGATTTTGGCATTTTATTCAGATCCCAGGCACTATTAAAACAAAAATGTACGTTTAGGTCAGTTTTGTCACCCCACTGATTTGTTGCTAAATTTTGTTGTATCCAAGATTCCAATCTATCAAAATAATAAGCATTTAAAAAATTAGCTGTAAATTCTATTCTAAACATCAAATTATGGATATTTTTGTTATCTCTAATTCGCAGTAAATTTCTGCTGACCTTGACCCAAGTTAGCGGCCATCTCACATAATCAAACTGTTCTTCAATTCCGTCAAGACTTGCTGCAAAAATTATCAGTTTAAATTTTTTCCATTCATTTAAAACTTCTTCATTGGGATATATGGACCCATTGGTAGTGTAGTGCAAAGTGACTTGTTCAGGATGGGGCACATGCTCCAAAAACTTTAAATGTGTATCTGTAAATAATGGTTCCCCACCAAAAAATTTAATGTACTTAACTTTTTCTAAAGAAACAGCAGAAACAATTTGATCAATTGCAGCAATGGGTGTTGTAGATTTAATTGTTATTTTTTTATTTTGAAGTTTTGATTGCTCTTTGGTCCAGAGAGAACTGCTTTGTTGATTGCAAATAACACATGCTGCGTTACACTCATTGTCTAAATGGATATCAATGATTACTGGATCCTGAGAACTTTCAGCATCAGGCACCCAGTCTGGTCCACTTTGTCGCATGCTTTGTTGCCCGGACTGTTCTAATAGAAAACATTTGTTGCAAGCCGGTGACCAATCAGTGATGGAATCAAACAGTTTTTTTCGATTGTCTTGAACAGCAGAATCAACAGGTATTTCTTGAGCAAACCAACAACAAGGTTTGACTGTTAGTACATCATTTGATTTCAAAGTAAATGAATACCCATTGGATAGGTATCTGCAAAAATTATTTGGCATTATGACGTTTTGATCTTTCCTAGCAACTGCTTGAGCTTGGCGCTTTGCACGTCAGCTGTGACTTTGGGTGTTTCTATGTCAAAACCTTCCTTGGCTTGTGGTCGTTCCCAAGGTGCAGATTTGGCATCATCTGCGGTAGCACTAACTTGGCTTTTTGCTTTGATCGAGTCCATGATACTTGAGCTGGGCTTTTTGCTAAACCCGTTTTCGTTGTCATCCCCGCCTTCATCAGTAATGCGCATGGTTTCAATGTTGTACTCCAAATCAATCTTTTGACCAACGCCGGTCGAGCTTCGAGACTTCATACACTGGATCTGATACTTGCCACGCTCTTTCATAGCACGACTTGTAAAGATACCAAACACATTATCTGCTGTGTTAATCTTTGAGATACCACCTGAAATATGTGAGTGGTCAAATTCAATTTCTTCCACAGCTGATCGATTCAACTGTGACGCTGTGACCATTAAAATACCCAGTTCTTTGGCCAAGTTGCGCAGTTCTTCAGAAACATACTTGTCCTTCACAAACAAATCGTTGGGCGATACTTTAGCACTCACAGGCATCAACAAGTCTAAGTAGTCAATCATCACAAAGTCCACTTTCTTACCAGTTTGAATTTGATACTCTTTTAAGTAAGCACGAATGTCATTGATGTTTGATTGTGCTGGCAAGCCTTTTACTTGATAGTTGCCTGACTTCTTGGCTACAAGTTTGACCTTGAGTTCTGTGGTGTCTATGTCTTTTCGAATGTCCTTGGTGCTCATGTTGGTTAGCATGGCATCAGTTCTCAAACTGGTAAGCTCTTCACTCAGTTCTAGTGTGATATACACCCCGCTGAGTCCTTGCTGTAGCCAGTTCAGTGCAATGTTCATCATTACCAAGCTCTTGCCCGAACCTGATCCACCTGCAAAAATGTTCAGTTCGCCTCGACTGAACCCGCCATACAACAATCTGTCCAGTTGTGGCCAACCTGTGCTTACTTGTCCGCCTGAGTTGAAGTATTTCTCAATGCGACTCTTAGGATCAGCAAAGTAGTCTGTGCCCATGTCTTTAGTGAGTGATATTTGTACTGCATCTTTGATGAGTTTTTCAACAGGATCATATTCACCTTTTTCCAACAAGTCTGCGGCTTTTAAAATAGCCCGCTCCAGTTCCTGGCGGCGAGTAAATGCTTCAAACTCGCCCATAAACCAATCAAAGTGTCCTTCATTCAAGTCTGGCACAGCCGCCAACTTGACCCCAGTGGTCGCCGAGATTTGAGTGCGATCCGGCAAGGTCTTGTGTTTGTCTGAGTGTTCTTTGATAAACTCAGCCGCAGGTCTCAAACTCTTGTCAAAGTTTTGTGGGTTGTAGATGTTTTGAACACGCACATAGCTTTGTGCGTCTTCCAACATCATTTCTAGAAATAAACGCTGGACATCAAGTCCGTATTCTTTTAGCATGAATAAATTCCAAGTATGTAGTAAGTGTGTCTAATACTTCAGCGGGTGTTGCTGCTTGAGTACGCTGTGTGTAACATTGATGTAGTTTTGGCAGCAACGACTTTTTGAAAAAATAGCGATTGCCTTCTGGTCCGTGATGCCCTTCTGGTGCGTCAGAGTCTGCCGGTCGGTTTACTCCAATGTTTATGTTGTAATAAGTTTTGTCAAACACAATGCATTTTTTGTGCTCTTTGCAATGCGCTAGAACAACTCGACCTGGTTCCCAATCGTCAATGTGGTCAAAATTTCTACTGAGATTTATGATCATGTAATTGGCATTGATACCGTCTAGCCATTGTGTTAGTAAAAAAATTTGACGTAGTGCTTCTGTTTCAATCCATCTACGATTGCTGTGTATTATTAGTTCTCGGTCGCCACCAAAATTTAGCATGCTAACCAGTCCACGATGTTCTGCAATATCAATTAATTCATAATACCATGTGCTAGTATTGAATTTGTATCCCTGGTATGGCGTGTCTACATCGTTATTATTGAATATAGTAATACGTTCCAAAGGCGGAATGCCTACAAATATCATGTCATTGTACCAGTCAATTTCTTGAGACATTCCTATTAATAGCTGCTGAACTGACGAGAAACTATTGCCTATGCGTGAGCAATTCATTACTGTGTTTACTTCCAATGCTTGAGCAGCCAGACCCCAAAAACTGTCTGCAGGTTTTACATGAAAAAATGGAGTGGCATAGCTATCACCAAAAACCCAAAGTTTATTGTATTTTTTTAGCAAAGTTTGTCCTTTATACTTGTCTCAAAAAAATGTTTGTTACCAACAGGTCCATGATGTCCAAACCAATCATATGTATCAAAGTCAGCTGGCCTGTTAATGTTAAGATTTACATTGTACAGTGAGTTGTCAAACAGTTGACAACGATTGTGATTTAAACAGTAGTCTAGTATATATTGACTTGGTCCCCATTGATTATTTTTGTCTAGATTTTTACTGAGATTTACAATAATATAATTAGCATGTTGCAAATCGAGCCATTGTGTGATTAAGAATATTTGTCTTAGTACCTGTGTCTCAATCCAACTGCGATCACTAATTAATACTGATAGTTTATCAAGTTGCTGGTATTGTAAGTTTATCAGTCCATGATGGCTTGCAACATTGTCAGTTTCTGCTTGCCACGATTTTGTGTCAAATATAAAACTTGTTAATGCTGTGTCTTTGTAATTGTCAAATATAGTAATTCTTTCTAATGGTGGCAAGCCAATAATAAAAAAATCTTCTTTAAAGTTATAACGCTGTTGTTCGCCTACTAGCATATGACACACGCTATCAAAACTAATTGCAGGTCTACTACAGTTAATCACAGTATCAACATTAAGGTTGTTAGCAGTCAACCCCCAAAAACTCTCATTGGGAGCAACACATACATCCGGAGTGCTATGACTGTCACCAAATACCCAAAGCCTATTGTATTTTTTTAACAAGTTGTTTCTTCCTTATCTCTATCTTAATTCGACTGGTTTCTCTAGAGGCCATTATAGTCAGCAAGGTGCCAACACGCCCTAACACAATCACAGCGTCATTGACATCTTTACAGCCTTCTGGCCACTCGGGTATACTTACCGCCCAACCCAGTTCCACCGCACGATCAATTAGTTCTACGCCTGCTTGATCCTGGTCGGGTACCACAGTTATTTCTCGGCCCAAGTTGCGTATCAGTCGGGCTTGTGAATCGCTTATGGTGTTGTGCATCACAGCTACACCACCAATACTCAGTGCATCAAATATGCCTTCTGTTACTATCACATTGGTCCAGTTGGTGTGTTGTAAGTCTGTCCCAAACACATAGCCAGGCTGGCTGTCTGAAATAAACTTGGGTTGCTTGTTATCTAAAAATCTGCAGGTGTATCCTACAATTTTGTTTTCGTATGTAAATGGTATCACCACATGCGGGCGTGTCCAATGAACTCCATCATTTTCTATCTGTACCATCATAGGAAAGTCTTCAGGTACATGTCTGCCCTGCACATAGTCCCAATGTGTCTGGTGCTCAGGTGTTAGTAACTCGGCAAATGGTGGCAAGTCTCGTTCTTCAAATGTGATGCCGGCCAATTGATTCCAAGCCTGTTGTCTATCTTCTAGGATGCCATGTATGCTACGATGCCGCAGGCTTTCAAGATTGAGCATTTCAATTTCGTTGTCCGGCACACCCATCCACGTCAGTAGTCTGCGAGCTTTAATGCTTAGGGTACGACCCATGATAAAGCTGGCTGTGTAGGCACAATTGAAACAGTGATAACTCCATCCCTGTTCAGTAGCTTTGAGTCCGCCACGCCCTCTTGTGTCTCGAGTGCTGCCATTGTGCTGACAGCAAACTGCATTGAAACTCAACCAACCACTTGGTGTGGGTTTTCTTTTGGCAGGTAGATACGCAAGGATGTCAAGCATCTATACAGTATAGCAGATCAGCTGTACTAAATCAACGATATTGGAGGTTAGTAATGTAACCAGTTGTGATCAATACCTGCGCACAAACAGTGCCTTGGTATTGCAATGGCAAATATCCAGATCCACCATTGGTCACTTGAATTGCGCCAATCTGACCATTGCCTACCGAAGTCACAATAGCTTCTGCACCCGAACCATTGCCTAAAATTTGCACTTTGGGCGGCGCAACATAACCTTGGCCGCCATTGGTTACGTTGATAGCAGTGACTACTCCGTCAGTTACTATGGCTGTGGCTTGTGCTTGTGATCCTTGACTGTTGTTGAAGGCAGCACGAATCAACGGGTAAAACCCTACCACATTATAATACTGGGTAGAAGTTTCATCATAATATTGCCAAGCACTGGTAACATCATACCAAACTGATTCGTAAGTATCTGCTGCTTGGAATTTGATAGTTCCAGTAAAGTGATCCAAGTCCATTTTGACTGTGGTTAAACTTTGGCCATTTGTGGGAATATGGCTTGAAAAGAATTCGGTAAGCTGTGTGGTATTCACAGGTTGCGGGTACAATGCCCAGTCTGGCCAGTTTGTGGGGCCAGGCACTAGTTGTTGTGCTTTGCCGTAGATAGTGGGAATGGTCAACATTTCACTAGGCACAAATGCAGGAAACACTGAATTCACAATGTTGCAGTCTGCTCTAGCACCTGAATTGGCATCCACATACGCGGCCTGTACGTAGTCGCCCGCGGTGCGTTGTATACTGTAACTGCCTGGCTGTGCTGTGATGTTGATGGTATCCGAATTGTCCAGCACCACTTTTACTCTGCCCAGCGTAGCACTCAGTGTGACCATGGGTTTTTCAACCAGGAGCTGATCGCCAGTTTGATTCATCAATCTAAACACAAAACTACTGCCCGTGATGTTCACGGGCTTTTCCTCTTGATTGATAAATTCAAACAGTAGAACATTGTCTACACCTTTGTTAACGGTTAATTGTTTTGCATACACTGGGTCGTACCTCGCTGTGAAATATCCACCACTGGTGTCAACTAACAAGACTTTGGTAATTTGCTGGTATAAGTAAACGGTGGTTGAATACATAGGATCCTCGAACAATATTTATGGGTAATGATATCTTTCAAAAACTGGCGGTGAAATATCCGTTTATAACACTGTGCGTGTATGCCAATGAAGAATATGTGGGTGTAGTACAAAACAAAGACGATGCTGTCACAACCATCTATGATTTTGGTGCTGTGCTAACACAAGACGCCAAGCTAGAATACCTTGAGTTGGCAGCCACTTGGTGGTGGGAAAGCAATCGCAGTATACCCATAAACATATTTCTACGCGGTGAATGGGACAAGTTTCGCCCTACACTACGCACATTTAGCAACAAAGATCTTGAAATTTTACATGGACCCGCTTGCAGTTTGATGGACATTGCTCGCAAGAAAACCAAGCGAAAATCAATCACGCTGGTGCGGCGTCTTGACTGAGCAAGTTCATGTGTAGTGCTACCAGGGCCGCGTAGGAAACCGCATGCGCTTTTTTGAATGTGTATCCACGTGAGTCATCACCATTCCATACTTCGGCAAACACTTCCGGCCAAGGGCGATTTTGCAAGTGTGCTTTGCCTGGACGAATTACAGAAATAAATGCCGCCATTCTAGGTATACTATCTGGCTGCATTGACGCCATTAAGTCTGCGTAATTGCCCACATGCACCAGTTGACCGGCCCAGGTAGTATCAGTCCACAGTCTCTGCCATGGCGGCGTTGCTGCCAGCATTTCAGCATAGTGTGCGGGATCACGGATCAACTGATACACACTCATGTTCAGCAAGTCTATCTTGAAGTATCCACGCTGTTCTGCTGATTCATAGTCTATGGCTGCACAACCATTAGGTATGTCTTTGGGAATGTCTGTGACATAGATACCCGAGTTATGCCTACGCACTTGACCTTGATG